TTTAGAAAATAATACTCTGTAATACTTGATAGCACTATCAGCAGTTTTTAAAGTATCAAATTCTAAAAAGTATTTATCGTTATATACCATTATACTAATCTATCTAAACGGCTTGAATAATTTTGTAACACCCCATACAATTTATCTCCTCGAATTTCAAACTCTACCGAACCTCCACTATTATATCCACCACTCACTCCAGTAGATACTCTATTGCCAAAAATACCACTTAAAAACGAGCCAATACCACCTGCATTAGCACCGATATTTGCACCACTAATTGCAGTACTCCCTACTGCTCCTACTGGACCTCCTATTAAAGCCATTAAAGCCTTTAAAGCTAACATCTTAACTATTTGTGCAATAATCATTTTACCTAAATCTTTAAACACTTTGTCCATTGATTGTCTAAAGTTTTCGCCCTCTATAATTGATTGAGCAAACGCATCCCCTAAACCACTTGCAAACATTTCTGCAGTATTAATTGCTAGATTATTTAATTCTATTGCTAATTCATTAGTTTGCACCATCGTTTCCTTAATGCCATCTTGCATTGGGGTAAACATAACACCCCCAATAACCTCTAATTCTTTAGACTGATTCATTACAAGGTTAAAACCTGCTTGTAAGTCGTTTACTTCTTTTACGGCAGGTTGCAATGATGATAAATCTACATCCATAGACCTTGCAAATTGCTCATCCATTGTTGGACCTTGTGTAATATCTTTACCAATCCTAGAAACTAATGCTTGATGCTCTAATTCTTTTAATTTATCTAATGCTCTTGTTAATTCTTCATCTAATTTTGCATATTTAGAAGTACCTAGATTAGTTTTAAATAACTCATCATTAAGTCGCTTTACTTCTTTTGTCGCAAACTCTAATGAATTAGTATTAACTACAATAGCACTACCTTTTGCATCTTTTACTTTAGCTCGTTCAATATTTAAAGCATTTAGGGCTTCTCCTGCATCTTTTAACCTTTCATTATAGATTTTCCATTCAGGGTTTGCCTTATCTAATCCATCTCTTTGTTGTTTAAAGGTTACAAGTAAATTCTGTAATTTAACTGAAGATGTACTAGCTTCCTGAATCTTTTTACCTAAAGCATCATAAGTATCAGCAAGTTTTAAGTTTTCTGCTTGCCCAACCGTAACACCTCCAATAAGGTTTATCATTTCTGCAAATGGTACTTCAGTCCAACTCTTACCCCTTTGGTCTATTCCTAACTTCGATGTTATATTATCGGCTTTGCCTATCTTGTTTATCGCTCCTAACATTTGGTTTAAGTAATCTACGGTTTTACTCATTACTCCCGTATTACTATCCCCTAAATTTTTCATTAACGTTGTCCAATTATCCGATAAGTTAGATATTTGACCTCCTAATGTTTTACTGATTTTATCCATCGCACCAGTAACACCATTGGCATTACCTAATGAAACGATATAACCCTTTATAGCTTCTGAACTCTTTTCAACCTCTGTCTTTACTCCTTTAAAAGTGAATTGGACTTTATCGCCCATATCCTTTGCCTTAATACCGAACTCTTTTAAACGCTCGTATTCTCCAGTTTGAGCATCTAATATGCCCTCTGCTAATTGGTCGAATGATTTTCCAGTAGATGCTGCTAAATCTCCTAAAGATTTCATTTCTGCCATCGTAGGTTTAAACCCTTGATTTGCTAACTTAACAAACGCTCCAGTTAATTCATCAACCTGAAAAGGTGTTTTACTTGCGAACTCTACAATAGAATCCATAGCCATTTGGGCTGCTGAATTGCTACCTAATGTATTACTTAATACGGCTTCAAACTTTTGGAATTGTGCAGTAGTGTCTATTACTGATTTGCTAAAGGAAATCATCCCACCAATGGCAAATGCCCCTGCAATCATCCCACCTAACTTACTCGCAGCACCTCCTAATTGATTAAAGTCATTAGCAGACTTCTTAACATTACCTCCTGCATTATCAGAAAACCCCTTAATAGAGTTATTTGCTTTCTCTAGGTTAGCCTTTAGGTCTTTTATATCAGCCGATAACGCTACTATTAGTTCTTCCTTCATTTCTTTTAATTGCTTCTAGTATTCTATCCCTATCTGCTTCCGTTATCTGCTTACGTTTTCTACCAAATTTGTCTATCCACAAAGGCATCAACTGCATTGGTGTTTTTTGATGGGCTTTACCTACATTAGTATTTAAAATCAATGATGCTAAAACCCTTGTTCTATCCCATTCACTCGCTTCTCGTTTGTAGTGATGTATTACAACCCTTTGGTAGTTAGACCAAGTCATATCCTCAAATTCATCAGGTTTTAACCCTATTTCAGATATAGCTTGGTCGTATATATCACACCAAGTTATTTTTTTTTTACTTCACTATCTGCAACATTCAAAGCCTCTATTCCTTGCTTTATCAATTCACTAGATTGTATTGATGCACTCCACTCATCTACGATTAACTTAACATTGTTAAAGTCCATCGTATCTACCCACTCCGTTACATCGTTTAATGTAAAGTCGCATAACTTACCATTAACTTTATACCAACCTTTTAACCCACAATACACAATATCCCTTACGAAATCAATATATTGATAGGTTTCATCTAATTCTTTTACCGATAAAGCATCGGTATTTGTAAGTGAATTATAAGTCATTAAGGCATAATTACCAAAACGTAATCCTCTTACTTCGTTTCCAAGTTTAATTTCGATTGTTCCTGCCATTACACGATAGTAGTAATTGTTAATGCTCCAGTTCCTGCAAATGATACCGTTCCACTTGCTTTATCCCCTTGAGGTCCAGTGTAAGTTACGTTGTCAATAAATGCAGTTCCTGCAAATTGTTTATCTCCAGTTACTCCGTTTGTAACCGTAATTGATAATGCTGTTTTTGCATCCCACGCAGCTACTAAATCAGCCATATCATATTTACCACTTGAAACAAAATCAACATTAAAGTCAGCCGTTGCACTCCATTCAGAGTTACCTGCTAAAATTTCTTTTTTGCCTCCACTCTCTTTGCTCGTAATCTCGAACATATTAGTGGTCATTGTTAATTCGCAGTTAGTTAATTCTGCTACTTGTTCAGAGCCTACCTTAATAATCATTAAGTCGCCATTAAATACTCCTCCTGCCATTTTTTTATATTTTTTAAATTGTTAAACTTCTTGAATTGTATGATTAAACCTTATTATTCTATTTACTAATATCCCATCGCTTACCAACTCCTCAAAGCTATTTGTACTTTCTAACTCCGATTTTATCATATAAAAATCAGGGGATAAGTCTAAATATCCTGCTTGTCGTGTTCGTATTCTTTGGATTATTTGGTCTGAAATATTACTTGCTTGTTTTTTACCTCCAAAAGCATTTAAGTACTTCGTTACTACTCTGCACTCAAAAATTACCTCTTGCCCGTAACTTGATTTACTACCCTCGCCTAATTCAGTTGCAAATACATCGGATAAAAGCACATAGGGTTGTATAGCATCAGCAGGGATTGACGAACTATCGTACACTGGTATAGTTACCCCATTGTAAGATAAAACCCCGTCAAGGGCTTCAAAATACTTTTCTTGTAATATAGCTATGCAATCTTTCATTACACAAAAATACTAAAAATTTTAGCAATATTAAACAACTTTTTTAACTAATGCCTTTATTGACTGAATAAACTCTTTTCGATACTTATAGTAAGCAGGGAATAAATATGGGTGTGCCTTAATAGTTCCTTTACCATCCTTGTAATAGCTTTGTGCTATACGTTTCATTTCAGGTGTGTAACTACCTTGCATTTGTAAGTAACTTTTTCCAGTTCCAAATTCAAAATAGGCTGCCATATCTGAACTACCTCCATCCCTTGCTTGAATTATAAAAGATAATCCCGAATCCGTTGGGTTTCCATCTATGCTTATCTTTGCCCACGTTGCAGGTATCGCACTTGCACTGCTTTGTGCTTGTGCTTGTATCTTACGCCCGTACTTCTCTACGTTCATCTTAACACCCTCCTCAATAGCTTTACCCTTGCTTTTGATTGCGTTGGTTACCGTTGTTACTCCTCGTACTTTCATTTCTTTATCAAGTCCCCTTTAGCATCTTCTTTAGGTAGGTAGATTGTTGAACATTTGCAGTTAATTACATTCTCTGCACCACCTTTTTGGTCTCCTGCATATCGCATCATTACACCACCTACGTTAAAATCCTTATCTTTATCAATAGGCTTTCTACCTGCTACATCTAAATGAGTACTTCGTGGTGTTTTAGGGTGGTCGTGAATCCATTTCTTTTCATACAAATAAACGCTTTCATCTATT